AAGCATACCATCTAAAATGAAATTACGTGCCTTTAATCAAACTAAAAAAAGAGCTGATAAATTTTTAGAAGGAAAAACTTCTGGGTTTTATAGTACTGAATTTACTAAATGGAAAAGAGAAAATAATATAGTTACAAATTTTAAAACTCCAAAAGACGAATATAGAAAATACGTTGAAGAGTTTTTAGAAGATTTAGAAAATCAATTTAATTCAGTATAGGAAATAAATAGTGGCTGAAAATAACAGTTTTAATTTCTTTGAATCCGAAGAATATTTGGGTTATGTTCGTGCATCAAAAGAAACAGAAGAAGAAAAAAGATTAAGATTAGAAAAAGAACGTCTTGAACAAATGCAAAGTTCTCTTCAAGAAGAACCTATAGTTGAACCAGAAGCTGAACCTGTTATAGAAAAACAAAAACAAGAAATTGTAGAATCTATTCCAGAAATGCCAGAAGAAAAAGAATTTAACTTTTTTGAGTCTGAAGAATATAAAACATATACATCTAAAAAACCTGCACAACTTCAAAAACTAGGAGACGATATTTCTTTTTCTAGGAAGTTTGATTATGGTACTGCTCAAGAAATGACAGCTTTAGGTAGTGCTTGGCAAATTACAAAAGCTGCAATTGAGGCAGGGTTTGATAAAGATAGAGACTACGAAGATGTAAGAGCAGCCAACGAAGCAAAAAGACAAGAAAAAATATTTGAAGAGTTTCCAGAGTTTAGAGGTAGAGAAGAAGATGCAGCTGTTATAGCTGGTCGTGTAGGTCAAGCTTTAGTAGACCCAGTAACTTTCTTTGTACCTTGGGCTAAAATAGCTAAAGCAGGTAAGATTGCAAGTTTAGGTGCTGGTGGTTCTTTTGGTGCTACTGATATAGCTTTAAGACAAGAAGCTTTATATGGTGAAGTAAGTAAAGAAGAAGTTGCTTTAGGTTTTGGATTAGGTGTTGCTGGTGCAGGTGTTGGAGAAGTTGTAAGTGCTTACATGCGTAGAGGTGTAGATGAAGTTATTGAAGTTGTTGAAGAGACTGGAAAAAAATCTAAGCCTGTAAAGATTAAAGGTGCTACTAAAATAAAACCTATATCTCCTGATAAAATTGAAGCAGCTGAAAAAGCTGCAATAGAAACAGCTAAAGCTAATAAAGAAATTACAAAGTCTTTAGGTGTTGTATATCGTAGACTTGCAGAAATTGATGAAGCACGTACATTAATAAATAAACAATTAAAGAATTTAACAAAAAAACCTACCACTAAAAAAGAAATAGAAGATGCTTTAAAAGCAGGTGGAGAGAAAATAGGGGTAAGAAAACAAAAACCAGAGGTTGCTCTTAAAAGAAAATTAACTTTACTACAGAAAGAAAAAATAAAATTANATAAAGAAGCTGAAAAACTTGTAACTGAAGCAGCTCCTATAAAACTTGTAGATATGACAAGTGAAGCATTNCTTCAAGGCTTTAAACAAAAAGTACTTGATGAAGGTATGGCAAGAGCTTTAGTACANGAAATGACTAGACCTTTATTTGGTGGAGTTATTGGTGCNGGATTTGGAGCTACTTTCTCAGAAGAAGGTGGAGANAATACAGGNTTATATGCAAGTGCTGTTACAGGTTTTATGTTAGGAGCTTTTCAAAAAAGAATACANTCAAAGCAGTTTGAGNTAATACCTACTAATATTAAACAAGCAGCTGTAGATGAACTAGAAATTGAGTATAGAAGAAGTTATTATAATCTTTTCAAATCTTTAACAGCTGGTTCTCATGCTCAAGAGTTATTAGCTTACTCTAATCCTGTAGTTAATTATGCTATGAGGATGTTTAAACTTCAAGGTGGCGGTGTAAGAGCAGGTAACGTAACTAAAGACTTAAGTGTAGAAGAATCTAAAATAATTCAGCTGGGTAATTGGCGTAACGAATATATAGAGATTGTTAGTGAGCATACTGACGATGTACTTGTATTAGCTGGTAAAATTGTAAACAACACTAAGTTAAAATCTAATAAACATTCGTTCTTAACTCCAGAAGATTTATTAAATAAAAATTATAAGAAAGCTCAAGCTCTTGCTAAAGAAATAGATTCATATACTTTAAGATTTAAAAAGTATGCAGAAGATTCTGGATTAACTTTTCAAGACGAAGCACAATATGGTCTTACTCAAATGTTTAGATTATCTGTATTTGATGACATACTTGATTCTAGCGGTAATGTTATGTCAAAATCTAAGAGATACAAAAAGATAAGAGACAGATTAAAAAATGCATTTATATTACAAAGTAGAAACGAAAATAAACTTGATTCTAATGTTAAAGTTTTATCAGATAAAGAAGCCACAGACGTAGCAAATACTTATTTAAAATCTAGTACTCAAAGAAGACAAAATAGTTTATGGTCTGAAGAAAGCGGAGATGCTTTATTTGCAGGTAATAAGGTTGCTAGTGACGCAGCTGGAGATGAAAGATTTATTTTAAATGCTGCAAGACATTTTGATAAGAAAAGAACTTTATACAATCAAGAAGCTAGGGCATCTGTTTCAGATTTGTTTGAGCAAAATCCGGCACTTACTTTAAAACAATTAACAGAAAATACTATTCCTGTTGCTGAGTTTACAAGGGCTTTTGGTGCTAAAGGAGAAGGCATTAAAGAAATATTTAAAGCTATAGAAATTAACTATTTAAAAATACAAGACCCTAAAGGAGTATTGTTAGCTAAACATAAAGGCAATCAAGATAAAGCTTTAAAAGAATTGATGAATGATTTTCCTGCTATGGAAAAATTAATTAATCAGGAAAAAGAAAAAGTAAAAGATTCTATATCTGCATATTTTCAAATGTATAAAATAGAATCAGCTCCTTCTACTGCTAGTGGTCAAACAACTGCTGTACTTTTACAGTCTTTATTAGCTACCACAAAGCTTACTAAAGTAGCTATACCTAGTTTGGGTGACTTACTACAAACAATAACTAATAGTGGTTATGGTCCAGCGTCTAAGTCTGCATTAGCACAGATGAAAATAAAATATAATAGTAATGCACAACAAGCTTTAGCTTTAGGTGGTAAATCTAAACAAGTTAAAGGGAAAGACGCTACATTTTTAGATAACTTTTTAGGTAATAATAGATACGATAGTATTATAGAAAGAGAAATGGCAGATGTATTTTTATACGGTCAGGGCGGAGCAGCAAGGACTCAAAGATATGCGATGGATGCTACTAGAAAATTCTTTGAAACTGTACAGCTTGGTAGAATAACTAGACTTGCACGTAACTTTGCTTTCGATGCTGGTACTTATAGAGCAATGGATATTGCTAAAAAAATGAAAGGAACTAAAGTAAAAAGTTCTTTACAAAAAGAAATAGATTCGTTTGGTTTAACTCCTGAAAACTTTATATATTTAAAACAGTTTAAAAATTTAGATGAAGCAATGAAAGATGCTACAGCTAAAGGATATTTAAATAAAGCAGGTCTTAAAGCTGCAGATAGAGATGCTTTGATACCTACTGTAGGAAATAGGAGATTATTTGCACAGACTAAAAGACCAGAAGTTAAGTTCTTAGGAAGTTTCTTATCTTGGGCACAGGCAAAAACTTCACAAACAAATGCTCTTGTTGCTAGAGTAGAGCAAGGAGATGGTGCATTAGCTTTAAGAATGATGGCTGCACTTCCTCTTTATTATGCAGTAATGAATGCACAGATATTTTTATCTACTAATGAAGATTATAAAAAAGAAAGATTTGATGCTACTAACTTAGAAAAGTTTGGAGAGACAATAGGTTTTTCTGGTATAACAACTTTTATTCCTGAAAAGATTAGAGGTATGTTACAGTATGGTGGATTTGGTACAGAACCTACTCATCAACTTGTACCTGTATTAAACTTAATATCAGACTTAATGGAAATTCCTCTTAAACCTCTGGGAGAAGCTTTTGACCCAGAAGGAACTCCAATAAAAACTTTAGGAGAGGAAGTGGCAGATGTAGTTCCTTTTGGTAGAGATGTAAAAAATATAGTTAAAGAGTTAAACGAAGAAGAAACTTCTGACAGGACATTAAAATCAGAAGGCGGTATAGTAAAAGGCAAAGACGATGTACCTTATACAGAAGATAACGCAATAGACAGAACAGATAAATTTACAGGGCAGTCTTATTCAGACAACGCAGGAATTAAAAAACAACTCATTGAGTTAGGATTGGTGAAATGAATATAGAAAAATGTAAGGCAGATATTAAAAGACATGAAGGAGAAGTCCTTGAAATATATGAAGATAGTTTAGGATATAAAACTTTAGGAGTTGGACACCTTTGTCAACCTGAAGACCCAGAATATGATTGGGAAGTTGGTACATCTGTTACACAAGAAGTTGTAGATATGTATTACGAAGATGATTTTAATAAACATTTAAAAGAAGCTATACATGTGTTTGGTACTGAAGAAGAATTTTATAAACTACCAGAAGAAATACAACATGTCTTAGTAAACATGTGTTTTAATTTAGGTGGTACAAGACTTTCAAAGTTTAAAAATATGTTGAAAGCTTGTAGAGAAAAAGATTGGGCGGAAATGGCTAGACAAATGGAAGATAGCCGATGGTTTAAACAGGTAGGTAGACGTAGTATAGAACTACAAAAGACTGTCTTGGAGCAACCAAATGCTTCTGTATTCTGAAGAGCAATTAGAAAATTGTTACAGACAATATTGTTTATTTCAAGGAAGAAATGATATGGGTTTTGTATCTTTAGAAGATTTTAGGATTTTGTTTGAAGATTTAATGGAAACAATATACGGAGAGAATGAATGAAAGGGTTATTAAAAAATATAGTTGGTGCAGTAGCTCCTACATTAGGAACTGCTTTAGGTGGTCCTATGGGTGGCATGGCTGCTAATATGATAGCTGATGTATTAGGTTGTCCTAACAATCCTAAAGCTATAGAAAAAGCTGTAGCTGAAGCAACACCTGAACAAATGTTAGAACTTAAAAAAGCTGAAAACGATTTTGAAGTACAAATGAAAGAGCTTGATGTAGATGTATTTAAGCTAGAAGTAGCTGATGGACAAGACGCTAGAAATAAGTTTAGTAAAGATTGGACAGCTCGTATTATGGGTATAGCTGTTGTAGGTGGTTTTATGGGATACATATTTCTTGTCACTTTACAACCGCCAGAGCAGAACTCTGAAGCTCTTATAAACCTTGTACTAGGTTATCTTGGTGGTTTAGCAAGTGCTGTAATATCGTTTTACTTCGGAGCTTCTAACACTTCTAAAGACTAATGGACGCAGTAGCATTAATAACCGAACTAGGCTTCCCTATTGCAGCAGCTCTTGGTTTAGGTATGTTTGTTTGGAAACTTATCAACAGAATTATTGATGGTATGGAGACTAAATTAGATACCTTAGACGATAAAGTGCAAACGTCTTTAGACACAATGGAAGAAAGAGTATCTACTAAACTTGATAGTCAGTACGGTATTATTGTAAGTTTAATAGATAGAGTAAGAGCATTAGATAATCAAAGCATTAGACAAGATGTGCTCTTGAAAACTTTATTAGGCGTACCCAACTTAGTAGATATAGATAAAATAGCAAAAGCAGACAGAGATGACCAAAGGAAAGATTGATAAGAAAATATTACAAGTAGTAAATCTTTCTCCAAGCGAATCTTGGATAGAAAAAATTGTAGATATACACCCGATGAAACAAATTACTGTAGCTTCTATAATACAAGTATCTGTATTTGGACTTATGTTATTTGCATTTTGGATAAACGATAAAGC